GAGCCCGTCTTGACGAGGTCGTCATACAGTAGTATCATACGACGGCTCCCGCGTGTATGAGAACTCGCCTGCTCTTAGTCGCGCGAGTCAGCCAGTCGCCAAAGACCTTACCATCGAGCATCAATGTCACGTGCAGCGGCTCATCTTCGCTGCGAGCGCCGCTGAGCGGAGTCACTTCCTCCGGGCCCGCTTCACCGAGCAAGTAAGACTCGCCCGTCTGCGTGCCGTAACCCACGACGGGCTCAGTTATCGTGCCGCCCTCCGCGAGAGCGTTCACGACTCCAGCGGCGACGAAAGCAGCCGCCGCGCCCGCGCCCGCGAGAGCCGCAGCGACGGGGTTAAACACGCCGGGTATTGGGATGAGCGACTTCACGGCGTAGATCAGCAACTCCTTGCCAATCATCTTGAGCACGGCGACGATGGCGTCCTTCGCGCTCTTCTTGAAGTCCTCCCACGCGCTCGCGCCCTCGATGATTGACTCACCGAGTGTGAACATCGCCTCGCCCATCAGGTCCACGACGGACATCATGATGGAGTTGACGATGTCCTGCACTGAGCTCTGCATGCGCTCGAACTCATCAATGACTCCATTGACGAGGTCAGGTATGATTGAGCGACCAACCACGGTGTTGTAGAGGTCCTTAAAGAAGCCCGTCACTTTGTCGAGCGCTTCCTTCACGCTGTTAATGATGCCCATGAACTTGTCCACGAGCCACGTCTTCACGCCCTCGTATAAACTCTTGACCCAACCAATGATCGCGTTTATGTTTGTCGTAAAAAAGCCTAACACATCAGCCCAGAGCTTCTTGAAAAACGCGCTGATCTGGTCCCAGTTCTTTATGATGAACGCGACTCCGCCCGCGAGCGGGTTTATCGCGAGCAATATCCACTCGATGTGGTCCTTGATCCACTGCCAGAGGTTGCGAATTATCTCCTTGATCTTTTCCCAAGCTTCCTTAAAGAAGCCTACGACTTTCGCCCAAAGGTCCTCGAAGAATGCTTTGACTGTGTCCCAGTTCTTTATCAGCTCAAACACGCCGAACGCAAGAGCAGCAACGCCCGCGATGATGAGCCCAACAGGCCCGGACGAGAGCAGCGAGAACGCGCCGCCTACACCCTTTACGATGCTGATGACGCCAGTGATGCCCGTTATAAGCTTACCACCGATGATGAGCAGCGGCCCTATCGCCGCGGCAGCGAGTCCAACAGTGACGATGAACTCGCGCCACTGCGGGTCCATGTTCTGCAGGCGCTCGGCGACTCCTTTAAGGAACTCCGCGAGCTTGTTGACGTAAGGAAGCATCACTGCGCCAAGAGTCTCGCCCAAGTCGCCGAGCGCGTTCTTCATCATGACGAGCGGCCCAAGCCCCGGCTCGCCGGCGGTCTGCGCCGCACCCGCGAACTTCGTGTCCATCAGCGCCGTGAGCTGCGAGAGCCTGTCAGTCGAACCCGCAGTCTCCTCGAGCTTGACGCCCCAGCGACCGAGCGAGTCAGTGGCGCCCGTAGTCACGGCGCCGACCATCCTCACTGCAGTCGTGAGCTCAGTGCCCGTCGCCGCCGCGAAGTCCAGGATGCGAGGCATGAGCGACTTGAGGCCTTCTTCGTCAAGCCCGGTCAAGCTCTCCAACAGAGCGAACGCGCCGATCGTCGCTTCGTCACCGAAGCGCGTGACCTTCTGGAGCTGCGAAGAAAAATCAGCTAAATTTTGCGCGCTGACTGTGCTCTCGTTGCCTGCTGCGCGTATGGCGTTCTGCAGCATCGCCATCGCTTCTTCTTGCTCTGCAGCGCCCTTGATGCTGAGCGTAAAGGCAGCAACGATGGGCGCCGTGAGCGTCTTAGACAATGACTTGCCAGTCTTGGTCATCGCGTCGCCCAGAGCTTTGAGCGAGTCGTCGACCGTCTTCTTGGCTTTGTCTAAGCCGTCCTTGAGCGCTTCATCGTTGACTACGAGTTCAAGTACTGCTTGGCCCAGCTGCTCTGTGGTCACTCTTGACTACCCGTATGCCTATGCCCGCCAGAGGCTTCGACGTCGTCGGCTCTTGTCGAGCCTCGCGCATCCACGCCGACCGTATCTGCTGCTTTTGCGAGCGCTTCAAGTCGCCCGCTCCGAGCGCCGCAGCAGTCGCTAAGAACAGGCCCTCCTCCGCCCTGAGTCGCGGCAGCATGCTCGTGTAAGCATGCAGCTCCCTTATCGTCAGCTCCCTCCACTCGAGAGGGGAACCTCCGTAGAAGCGCTGGAGTCGAGGGAGGATGGTTTCCCATCCTCCCCCTCTGCCAAAGGGCTTCGCGTCGCTTTGCTCGCAACAGCCTGCAGCATGTTCATGTAGGCCTGGACGACGGCGAGCTTCTGGATGTCTGTGAGCTTCGCGCGCACCTGCTCGGGCACCTCGCGCATCAGGATGTCGGACACCCTGAACACCAGCGACCCTAGCTCGTCAGTCGCTGCGCCCTCGGAGTCGTCGCTCATTTGCTTGAGCAACTCATCCATGCGCTTTGACGCTCGCTCGAGCCACAAGGCGTCGCTCAGCTTCAGCTCATCCGGCTCCGTCAGCGCGTACGCGACGCCGTCGATCTTGATGCTTGGCCGCTCGCGCTTTGTTACGAACTCTGCGATCTGCTTAGCCATGCTAGATCGCCGCGGCGTCCTGCGACACCAGCTTGCCGAAGCGCTCCTCGTCGGTGGACGCGTTCACGTCCTCGAGCGCCGCGAGCTGCACCTGCAGACCCGCTGCCTCACCCTTCGTGAACACCGGCGCCGGGCTCGCAGCCTGATACGCTCTGGGTATCTGGTACTGCGAGACCATGTTGTCGGCGTATGGCGACGGCCCGCGGACCATGACCGCGAACTCCGCGACATCCCCGCCCTGCCGCAGGGTGATGGTGCGGATGCCCGGGGTGCCCGACCCCGCGGGCGTGTCCGTCACCGCGACGTCGTTGAGCACCTTTGCGTACTGCTCGAGGCTCAGGTCCTCCAGGACGAACTCGATGAGCAGCTGCTCCTCGGTCCTCTTCACCTTGACCGGGCCCGTGGTGCCGAGTGTGCGGTGAGGCTCGAGCGTCTGCTCGTGCGTCACCGTGACGCCGTCCTCCGAGTAGTTCTTCATGCCGTTCGTGCCGAGCAGCTCCCAGCCAGCGCCGGGAGTCTCGTCCACGTCGGGGAAGGCCGTGCTCAGCGGCGCGGTCCACACCTCGAAGGGTGCCATGATGATCTCATACGGCTGCATATGCCCTCCTATGCGACGACTTCGCGCTGGTCAACGATCGCGTTCACTGACCGCGCATACGCGGGCCACCCCGTGTCTATGTCCTTGAACGCGGTCGGCGCACCAACGGGCGCGATCGCGTGTATTAACACGTGCCCGATCGTCTTACGAATAACTGCGTCCAGCACGTCAAACACCGCAGCGTCCAGCTGCCCTGCGGTGTGAAACGACTTCGACCAGCTCCACACCGTGAGTCGCGCGCCCGCGACGGGAGTCGTCCCCCTCCTCTGGTCGCCACCCGCGTACGCGATGATGACGTTGTTGCGCGGCATGTTGGCGACTTCCGTCGTCGGCAACTCGCCGCCAAACACTCTGCCCTCCGTCATCATGTTGACAGTAGGGTCAGCGAGCAGCAGCTCCCTCACGGCGCTCACTACGTCAACCACTCGCGAACTCCTGCTTGATCCTGGATGCCAGCTGCGGGAACCACTTGTCCGCCGACGGCTGAAGATACGGGTAAGCCTTCGTGCCCTTCTTCGATATTGAACGCGCGATCAAGAACGCAGTGTTGCGGTCCACCTTCATGCCCGTCGCGATCGCGTCGATCGGCGGGAAGTGAGGCCGCGTGCCCTTCTCGACGTAGATCGCGTAGTGCATCGCGAATGAGCCAAACATGCCGCGCAACCCACCCTGCGCGCTAGTCATAGCCATCTCGCGCATCTGTATCGAGCCCTGCAGGTGCGTCGTCCGCACGGGCACGAGCTGCTTAGACGTGATGACTGAGTCACCAAGGATTGAGTTTCCTGCGCGCGCAGACGCGAGCAGCACCTTGTCCTGCACCCGCTCGCCGTTCCAAGTGAGGCTCACGCTTCGACCCTCTTTAGCAGCGCTTGCATGTGCGTACGCTTTCTCGTCACAGACTCGACCATCGAAGGACCAAGCATCGCGGACCCGCGCCTGTCAGTCACAGCAGTGATCTTGTCGCCAACTCTTACGTTGGCCGAGAGTGGCAAGAGGAGCTGCGGAGTATCCGCTTGCATCTCTCGGTCATTCGTCCTGGACAGTCGGCCAGGCCCCGTCCACATCACGCACATCATGTTAGCGACTAGCTGCCAGTCGTCAGGCTTTGAGTGGCCATAGTCGTCAGACGCAGTCTGCGCGTTCCTGTACACCGCGGCAGACATATACATCCTCGTGCTCACGCTCACACGAACATCCTGTGACTCGAGCGAAGAGTCTCAATGATCCGTCTGCGCTCCTTCGCGATGTCGAGGCGCGTCTCGCTGTGATCGCCGTCACTCGCGCTACTGAGGCCCGTCTCCTGGACGCTTAGCCTGACGAGGTCGATCGTCGCGAGGATGCGCTGCATCACTCCAGCTTTTGGCACGTACGTCACGACCACTTTCTCACTATATACGCTCGTCAGCACCACAGTCCGCCCGTCTCGTAGCTCGTAGTCCACGGTCGTGAGCACCGTGGGCACGCCACTCGAGTAAGTGGTCACTGTGGTCAGAACGAGAGCCGGGCGCCGCAGGTACAGCACATTAGAAGTCTCGCCAACGAAAGCCTCGGTCTCTGTGCTGAGTTCACCGACGCGATCGTCCAGGAGCTCCTCGACTGCATCTATGACGCGCTGCAGAGCAGCGTCGACCAAGTCGGTCGGCACGTGCTCTCGAACCTGAGCCACAGTGACCAGCGACATCTTAGAACTCCACCACGGCCATGGTGAGGCCCGTGATTTCGGAGAACGTGATGCGCACGTCCCCCTGACCATCGTTGTAGATGTTCGGCGGGAAGGGCCCGATCATCTTGTCGCCCGTCGACGCGGGCACTTGCACCACCTGGTTCGCGATGGCGAGGCCACCGACGGTCCCCGGCGTGTCGATCGTCACGTCACAGTTGCCCGCGCCGCTCTTCTTGACTTCGACCATGACGCGGCCGGTGTTGCGGATCACGTAGACATTGGCCGTCAGCAACGAGCCCGTGAACGTGGGCGTGATGCCCGTCGGCAGGAGCTTCTGCGGCGTCATCCTGACGTCAGCCATGCTCTACCTCCTCTTCGACTCGGGAGGGACGTGCAGGCCCTTGTTTGGCGCCCTGCCCATCTTGTTCTCGGCCGTGCGCTTCTTTTCGCGCTCGTCCGCCTCCGCCTCGTGACCGCTCTGCTTCAGGATAGCCATGATGACCTCGTCCCTCACGGGGTTTTCAGGCAGCTCGACGTGGCCCTTCTCCGCCAGCGCGAGGAGCTCCTCGAGCGTCTTCCCGTCCAGGACTTCCTGAGCGGAGGGCTCGCGCTTCGCGCCAGCGTCCTCCGACCTGCGAGCAGCCTCTTCCATGCGCCCGACCGACTCACCAACCGCTTTGGGCTGGCGGGAGGAAAGACCGTACTTCTCGGCGACGTCGTCGTCGAGCTCATCGCCGGGCTTCGCGAACAAGAATGCCCCGGCTCGGTCGTTCTCTCCCACCACCCGCTTGCGGTCAGCGGTCAAGTACAGGCGCTCCTTGATTCTGACCACTGCTCTTTCCTCCCGCCTACTTGTTGATGTAGGCCATCACGAGGGAGTTGAGGAACCCCGCGGCCGTGATGTTGTTGATCGACAGGACCATGGGCTCGCCGACGTACGGGTGCACCACCGACAGCTCGGGAGGGCTCGTCACGACCGACGCAGGGAGGCTGATCTTCTGCGACTTGTTGTCGCCGACCACGCCGAGGACGAGGACCTTCGCGCCGGCCGCGATTGGCTTCGCGAGGTTGTTCGTGGAGGTGATGGTGCTCGAGGCGAGCGACGCCACCGTGTTGAACTCCCACGTCCCGTCGGTGCACTGGTACGCGAGGATGTCCGGGGTCGCCGCCGCGTTGCCCGCGGGGTCCTTCGGCGCGTCCGTGCAGATGATGTCCTTCTGGCCCGCGGCGGCAGGCGAAGCCGCGGTGTTCCTGGACCCGGTGCCCTCGGCGTACATGAACGACGCGAGGTGCGCGGTTCCTGCGCACAGGTAGTTCATGCTCTTCAGCGCGAGCCTCGCGCCGTCGATGCCGGGGATGTTCTCCGTGATGGCCGTGCCGAGCGTCTCCGTGTGGTAGTCGTACGGCGCGAACCCAATGACGTAAGCTTCGATGCTCATCTTTCGTTCCCCCTGTACTGAGCACTGAGCGCGCTCCTGCCCGAAGGCAGGAGCCGCTCATTCCGCGCCCCGAGTCAGCTCAACGAGCTGACTACATCGAGGTCACGGCGCAGAAAGCCGCGGGCCGGTAGACTGGGAGCGCGACGCGCATGGTCGCCCGGATCGCGAGCTTTCCGTAGATGAAGTAGTCGCTGTGGCTCTCGGTCACGTCCACCTCGACGCCGCGCCGCTCGAAGAGCTGGCAGTGGGTCGGGAAGTCGCCCGTGAGCACGGTCCCCTCGGGGATCACGTCGTTCTCGACGACCGGCAGGCCCCAGAGCCGCGCAGGCCCAGGCTCGCTCGGGTTGCCCAGGATGTAGAGCCCCTCGTTGGTCCGCTTCAGCCGGAAGTCCGACGACCACCAGTCGTTCGAGTGGATCAGCAGGACGTTCGGCGACGCGCGCCCAATAACCCTGACGCGCTTCAGCGCTTCGGCGATGGCGTCGAAGTGCTCGGTGGCCCGCACGAAGGTCTGGATACCCGAGGTGTTCAGGATTCCCGCGAGGTTCGGCGGCGTGCCGTTCCCGTTGAGAATCTGCGAGTCCAGCCGCTGCCGGACCATGAACCCGAGGCGCTGGTTGACGTAGCTCTCCAGACCGGGAACGTCCTCGAACTGCTCCTGCGTCACGGGCAGCCACACCGCGATCTTGCGCACGGTGCTCGACCGCTCCGTGAACGCAAGGGTCGCCTCAGCGTACGCACCGGAACCTTCCGTCGCTTCCGCCGCGGGGTTCGTGAACGTGGTCTCCTCCATGTACACGATTGCCGCCTGGTCGGTACGGCCCGCGGGGATCAGGTCGATGATCTGGATGGGCCGCGTCGCGTACTCGACCTGCTTGCCCGTGCGCGTGGTCTCGGGCGCGAAGCCCGCGCTCGTGGTCATGAGCGTCTTGAGGTCGATGTCCAGGGACGACGCGAGGTCCTTCTGGCCGCGCTCCTTGAACTGCTTGAACGCGTCCGACTCGGCGAACATGCGGCCAATGGTCTTTGGCTCGGTGTCGCCCTGCTTGCCCGCCGGCTTCGGTACGTCCTTCTCCCAGCCCTTGATGACCCGCTCGCGATTCTTGGTCTGATCGCTCGCGAGCTCCAAGGCGACGAGCTCGTCGACCTCCTTGCCCACGTCCTCGAGCTCGCGGTTCATCTTCTGGATGGACGCCGCGCGCTCCTTCCCGTCCTTGCCCTCGAGCTCGGTGCACTTCATGAGGTCGAGTTCCTCGCCCGCCTCATGGAAGGCCTTGGCGAGCTTCTTCTGCTTCGCCTCGAGCTCCTTCCGCTTCTCGATCAGTTTGCTCATGTTAGCTCCTCCTCTGAGCCATCATCTTCTGGAAGCGAATGAACTCCGCCAGCACCTCCTCAGGATCGGTGCCCACGCGGTTCAGCTCCTTGAGCGCGAGCGCCACGGCGTCGCGGAGTTCTGGGAGCTTGCTGAGCGTTGCTTCCGACACGCTCTTACCATCGGCTTCGCGAAGAGCTTGCAACGACGTCAAGCGACTCGCGAGGCCTTTCGTAGCCCACGTCACGAGCTCGATGTGGTCCAGGAGCTTCATGCCCCCGAGCACATCGGCGTCCACAGTCTGCCCGAGCATCGACTTCACGGCGAGCAAGCGCGTGTTCACACCCGCGCCCATCAGCACAGGCGACACCTCGTTCACCCTGATCCTCTTGAGTATACGCTGCCGGTGTCCGTCCACCTCGCGCATCTCCCAGTCGATCTCGGGCAACGCGTAGCTGAACTCCTGGGTGCGGCCCTTCGAGTGCACGTACTTCATCTTGTTGTACGTCTTGACCGCCGCGTCGTCAGCCATGTCGAACTCGCCCTCGACGATCGCGTCGTCGCCCTTCTCGTAGATGCGCCCGACGCCGATCGGCAGGGCATCGACTCCCTCACCCCACGACCCGTGGTTGTACTGACTGATCAGCACCTGCTGCTCACCAAAGGCTCCAGGAAGCGTGACGTCGCCATGCTTGTCTTCGACGTTCATCGTCGCGAACACGCCTATGAACTGCCCCGCGTCCTTGAGCTCGAGTGACTTCATGGTGAATATCTTCGTCTGCATGTCCATGCTCAACCTCGCTGCTCCTGCCCACTGAACACGGGCGCGACGCTCCGCGTGCCGTTGGGGTGCTCCGTTGTCGCGAGCACCTCAGCTTCTTCGACCGACACCACCTGCCCGTTCAAGTCCTCGCACTCCTGGTCAGTGTCGCCCAGTTGCGCGTCAAACACCAAGATGCCGTCAAGCCCCTCTGCTTCTTTGTAAGCTTCAAGGCTGCCAGCGTTCTGGGCGTACTTCGTCTCGGTGCGCGATATGACGTACGCCCGCGTCTCCGACGAGTGCCACGGGCCTGCTTCCACCATGTCAGCGATCGTGTCTGCAGCTTGATTGACGTCCATGCCCTCTTCGCGAGCCTTGGCCAGAGCCTTGAACACCGCGTCCCTCGTCTGCTGGTCAAGGTCGATCAAGCCCTTGCGAATGCCACCCTTCGCGACGATCCTCGTCTGCGCGCCCGCGGGCAAGTTCACGCCGACGCCGATCTGCTCCTGGACCGTCTTGAGCGTGCGCTTCACTACGCGGATGAAGTGAGGCCCATACTCGAGCGTACCCGCGGGGAGCTCCGCGACGATCATGTTCGCGAGCACGTCTGCGTCAGTGATCTTGCGCGCGGGCTGAACCATGAATTGCTCGATGCCCCTGTTCTGAAACACGCGCAGAGCAGTGGCCCGAGCAACTGTGGCCATGTCCTTGAAGTTGCGCCGCAGCTCAGACGCGAAGAGCTCAGTGAGCCTGAACCAATCAAGCATCATCGCCCGCGCGAGCTTGCCGTAGCCACGAGGAAGGGCCTTCGTCGGCGCGCTACCCTTCTTCTCCTCTTGCTCGTCCTGGAGCTCCTCCTCAGCGTCAGGGTCCTCCTGCTCGCTGGGCTGCTCCTCATCAGGCTCGTCAGCGGGCTCCTCAGCCACGTCAGGCTTCATGTCGCGAGGTATGAGCACCGAGCCCATGGACATCTGCATCACGTCGTCTTCAGGCTTCACTTCTTGCTTAATCATCTTGCGCCCCTCAGCGCGAGTGATCAAGCCGCCCTGCCACGATCGCACCGCCCGATCGGCGATGCGGCCCTCGTCCTCCTGAAGAGCTCTCACTTGGGAGTTGTCGTAGTACACGCGCCAGTCGTCGAGGTTCTCCTCAAAGTCAACGAGGAGCTGATTCTTCCACTCGTCGCTGTGCAGCTGCTGCATAGGGATGATGCAGTCGTCATACGCCATCTGGCGCATCTCCTGCATCGTGGCTCCGACCTTCGTCTGCTGGAGGCCCGTGCCAAATCCAACGACTGCCGCGGGCAAGCCCAGCACGGCAGAGACGCGCTCCTCAGGGATGTCGCGGAGCGAGCCCAGGTCAAGCTCCTTCGGGCTCCACCCGAACGTGTCGACCTTCGCTCTGCGAGTGAGCACCATCGCTCCGCCTCGCGCGTCACCCGTGAACTTCTCCCTGAACTCCCGCTTGATGCTCTTTGCGTCCTCATCCTGGATGTCAACCCCGTCGTCGTTGGGCGATATGACGACGCTCGGCACGCCACTGTTCTTGAGCATCACGGCCGTGTAGTTCGCAGCCTCGTCGTCCGTCACTACTTCCCTGAACAACGACTTCAGCGGCGAGAGGCCCTTGCGCGTGTTCCTGGGGTCGAGCCCGTCACGCAGGTGCCACACGTCCGCTGGGTTCAGCTCGATGCTCACGCCCTTCGGCGTATACTTGTAGTAGTCAATGAACACCGCGCTGTCTTCGGAGTAGTGCGGCTCAATCATCCAGTGAGGGACGTACCAGAGCTCGACCGGCTTGAGCTGCGAGTTGCGAATCTTTATCAAGTACGCATTGCCATCGAGCGTAGCAGCC